CTTTTTTAAAAACTATTGGAAAAAATAACACTGAGTTAAAGAAAGGAAGAAAAAAGAATGAAACTGAGGCTGATTTAAAAGATAATGAATTATTGAATTGCATAAATTTCAAATCAGCTTCATCATCCATAATGAATAAATCAGTCGAATTGTTCAAAAGTGAATTAGAGAAATTTAAATTCATTTATAATCATTCTGAAATTGACACTTTCATTATTGATGAATTTAACAAAGATTTTGAATTCAACTATATAAATTCAAGGAAGTGTTGTGATATTACAGAAATTAAAGATATTGTAAATAATTTTATACAATCTGAAAATAATTCTAGACCAAGCACCCAATTTATTAAGACTAGTTGCTATAGAGCTTTTATGAATTTTATTGATGAAGTAAATAATGATGGTACCAGCAAATGTGTTGAAGATTTCACGTGTGTCAAATTTTGTAACATGATATTAGAACAATTAGTTACTAATAGTTTAGATATGAATGACTTCATAAAATTCGTCTTACTAAGCAAAAAATCTCAATATGAAGGTGCAAGAGAGATATATGAATTAAATATTATCTGCAAAACATATTCATTATATATTCAGTATTTCTTTAAATTTTTTAACAAAAAAACTGAATCTGAAATGGTTGTAGAACCAACGGTGAAGAGACTAAAATTAATTAGTCAATCATCTAAAATTATAAGGGATAATAATGCAATTTATTATAATGGTGATATGGGAAAGTGGTCAGGTCAAGATTTATTTGTCAAATTTGAGATGTTAGTCTTCTTAATGTCTAGACACAATCTAATATCTTCTTATCAACTATCCACATTACTTAATATTTTATATCATCTTAGAAATTTAAAAACCATAATACCAAATGAAATATCAGATGATGTTTTGCAAAGAGAATTTGCTAATGATAACACAGTGATTTATGATGATTTTTTTAGATATATGATTATACTAGGCTGGCCTCAAGGAATATTTCACAACATATCTTCTTTTGTCCACAGTTTAGAACAAATGTATAGGAAATACATATTCAATGAATATTTGTCAACAAGAACCATTCATGAAAAAATTAAAGATTATGACTGGTATCAATTATGTCACTCTGATGATAAGAATGAAATAGCTTCTGTTTCATCTGAGATTGAAAAAGATTTCATAAGATTTACTTCAGTAGTTCCTAGATTTTTTTCATTATCTACATCTGATACTAAAGATTCATATTCTAGAATATTATCTGAAATGGTTGGTCTGATAAATATAAAAGGTTCATTATTCAATAATCCTGTAAGATCATTAGGAAATTTGAATTCAGGATTCATGGATGTTTCATTCAAAGACAACATCAAATATATTTATAGTAGATCAAATGAATATTATAAAAACTCTAATGATGCTTTAGGTTCATATTCCATAAACCTGTATTACTATTTAAAAATGATGAAAGTGTATAATATAGATAATTTGTCTGTGTTAGGTGAACTGAATACTGAAGATGGTGGTTTTTTAGATGCTCATCCCTTGATGTATGCTGAATTGGGCGATTTTTATTTAAAAATAAAGAAAATAAATGAATGCAACTCATTATTAGTGTTACCTGACAATATTTTTAAGTCTATCCATAAATATCAGGCAAAAAATAAGGCTAAAAATTTTATAAATGAATCAAAAAGAAAAGTTGATTTTGGTAATGAAACAATCGATGATGTATTAGAAACGAAGAAGATTAGAATTAATGGGTTAAACAGAAACACTTTAGATCAAGTTAGAGATGGTGTTTTAAGAGATATGTATAATTCTAAATATGGATTGATGATGAATATAAAAAACGTTGAGCAATTATATATGTCTAAAAGATCAAAAAGAAAAAATTATTATATACCGGATACTCACAATTCAGTTAATATAAATGAACTAATCTTGAGAGCTTATAGAAAACAAACCTTTGATCAGAGAGAATTACTGGATAATCATGCTATAGAAAGATATGCTAATTATTCAAATTTGTATTATAGAAAGAAAGATATTTCTGAAATAAAAAATTTAGAATCAACAAATTATAATATCAGATACAAAAAAATTAGATACCAGATAAAAATCTCATTTGAAGTTTTTGATGATTTAATTAATGAAAGAATGGATTTTATCACTAAGACTAATATAAAAAAATATAATATTGAACGCTTAGTTTCTGATTTTTATGACATAATTTATAAGTTCAAGATAAAGAATCTAGATGATTATGAAAGAAACAAAATTGACATCAAAAATTATATTATGGCTTCAAGAAACAATAATTTAATATATTACACAGATCAGGATAATATTAATGATTCTTACCTGTCTGATAGATTTTTGTATGTGTTGACGGAGAAAAATAAGATTATTATCAATCCTATCATAGATAAATTTTCTGAATCAGAAAAAAAGAAAAATAAATTGAAAAAACAGCAAAAGTCTATAAAGTTAAATATTGAAAAAAGCACTTTAGAATTGAAGATCAAAGATTTAATAAACAAAGTTATATCAAACAAAGATTTATGTAATTCAGTTATGAAAAATTTATCCGAGATAGCAAAATCATATAATTTAAAATTGTCTGAGTTGAAGAACTATGTTAAAGATCCATCATTAATTAGATTTTTTAATTTCTTCAAGAAAACAATTATAGAATTTGATAACAATAGAGTATCTAGCTCAAAAATGAAAAAGGCTAAAATATCTGAAGAATCAAACTTTTATATAGTGACTCTATATAGTTCTCAGATAGTTAAAGATGTTGTATTATTTTACAAAACCAAGACCGCTATGAGCATCTGTTGTTCTTTAGTAAATCCATCAAGTAAACCTGGAATCAGTAAAACTATAGCTTTAAAACAAGGCAAGTTATCTATAATACATAGAGTGAAGTTCTTCTCAGATGTATTTAATTTTGATGAGCTTGAATCATTAAAAAATACGCTAATAGAAAAATTTTCTTTAGATATTGACTTAAAGGATTACACTGTTAAAATCAGCTTAGATGTCAAACATGACAATATTTCTTTTGAGTCAAAAAATGATTTATTCTATTATAATAGATTGTCATCTAATGGTGACATAATACAATCAAATTATATCAGACCTTTTAATGATGTATCATCTTCCGATAATTACATTGATATAGATAGAGAGTATAAATGCGTCACTATTCAGTCATCGATGATTGAAGATTCTATAGTGAATAGTTTACCTATAGATCCTAAAATATTTATAACATCCAATGATATATTGAACTTAAATAGTATAATATACAATATAATTGATGAGTTTATTATTGCTACTGAAAGAAAGGATTTAAATCCTATCTCATACAAATTTAATGATGTAAATGAAATTAATGAAAATTCATCTAAGGTTAAGTTTTTCACAGATTACAATTTTAGATCAAATGTAAGAATAGAGGATATGGATTATAGTTTATTCTTTTTAAATGATTCTGTCAACATTGAAACAAATTTCTTTCTTGAGTACATTTTAAATAATTG